CAGACGAACAACCACTACCGTTTCTGTAAAGGAGATGGGAAGGGCACGTCTCATACTGAAGTCATCCCAAACAGGCTCTACGACGACCTCAATCGTGGTTACGCTTTCGTTGACCGCAAGGATAAGACCGTTCAGATTCAGACAGCCCCACTAGTGGCAGACTGGCTCGACTTCGTTCCTAAGCAAGTATTGAATGGCTTCAAAGAAGCCTTTCCCGGCTACAAAGTGTTTCTGAAGGGTTGCCATCTCGCGTCTCTAAAAAACAAAGTTGCGTTGGATGCTTTGTTGGAGATGATTAGCGATGAGGACTACGCCACACACCAGCACCACTCTGATCCTGATTACACTACTCAGAATGGCAAGGATTATGCGGGGGCGAACACTACTGAGATTGAAGAAGGGGCATTGAACGACTCAATCCCCGGCAGACTCTTGGCAAGTAAGAAGATTGCTACAAATTATCCCACGGGTTATCGGGTTAATGCAGACAACCCCGGTAAGGGATTCAAGTGGATTTGGTCGAAGTCAACTGGCCCAATTCTTTTCAACTACTATGCTACGAGTGGCGGTGGTACGTGTGTACACAGCGCAATGTGCTCTGTGAATCACTTAGACTACGACGAGACTGAGAAGGGGTTCATCATTCTTGATGACGATGTGCTTCGCGTCCGCTGTGTGGGTGGAGCGGGTGAGTTGCGCGATGAGGCTGTAGACGACACAGTGGATGAATTCTTTGAACTCTTTCCCATCAAGGACGATGTTAGTCGGATTGATGTTGAAGCTAGTTCATATAACGGAATCTATAGTAGAGGAAACACCATGGTTGCTTCAAGGATTGCTTCAAAGGCATGTGTTGCTTGCGAAAGTGGGGATTGTGTTTCCCACGGCGGCAGCATTGATAGTCTCACTAAAACAGTTGTCAAACCCCAGCCCCCGGTCGAGTCTGTTATTGAAGATGCCGCCTTCTTCAAAGAGAGTGAAAATGATTTTGAAGTGAGCCGTACTGCTTCAGGTAAAGTGATTGTCGCTGATGTTCCACAACAGCTTCAGGAAGACAATGGGCAGCAGGAAGCCGAGGGTGAGGAACAAGAGCAACTCACGAAAGAAGAACTTGTTAAACTCAAGCAGTCTGGCACAAAATCTTACGGTGTTGGAATGCCTCTTGGGGGTTCACCCACGGCCCCGAAACCATCGGCAGCGAATCCGAATCCGCAAGCGCCACCGCCGAATCCTGTACCTCCGGTGCAGACGGTAAACAAAACCCCGCAGCAACTTCACGATGAGGCGCAAAACAATCCTGCTGAGGCAGGTAATCTCACTCAGCAACAGTTGAGTCAAGTGCTTGAAGCGTTGAAATCCTCCGCACTTAATGAGACCCAGCGTTACGCTGAACAAATTCGCCTTGCTGCAATTCCCATCAAGGATACTCCCACTTCCCTCCCGCCTCGTGATGACATGCGTCGTCACATAGATGAGACAGCGCAGGATGAAGTCATGGAAGGTGTCAAGCCTTCAGCCGCCCCGACAGAGCCGGGGCACGCGGATGCGACAATGCCGCCCCCACCAACTCAACCTCAAGTACCAGTTGCACCGACTGCACAACAGGAACTGTTGAAGCAAACTTTGTCCTCTGATAAGAAAGCGTGGTCTGCCGAAGATGAGGATGACGATGATGATGAGAATGTGACGGATGCTGGTACTTTGTACGGCAAGCCGATAGGCAGGGACACCAAGTGGTCGCCGGGGCAGAGAGAATTTGAAGAAGAATCAATGTCACCCCATGCCCGTCTGGAATACCTAAGAGGTCAACTTAGGGCTGAACGTATAAGTTACAGTGAGTTATCAGAGCTACAGGATTTGGTTAAGTACATCGAGCCGGATGATGTTGAACTATTGGAAGCGGCGGGAGTCCCCGAAGAAGAGGTATCGTCGCTGCCACCAAAACCAAAGAAGCGGTTTCGCACCACTGACAAAGACAAGGACTTGATGAAGAGCATGGGCATCAAGGCCAAGAAGGCGGGTATCACCCCCACCGGGGAGATTTGCAACTACTGCAAAGAAGAGTACAGCAACGGCACCTGTGACTACTGCGGCGACCTTATCAGCAACCACTGTGACGCGAGTAACTCCGCTGTTCAGTGTCAGGACTGTGGTAAGTGGGTGGGTAACTGCTGCTGTATGACTGAAGACCAGCGGGGGAACGTCTGCAACACGTGCTACCCGAGATACAAGAAGCAGGACATTTATGCCAGTAAAACCGCCATGCAAACTGAGGAAGGCGTCAATCTGGCTTGCCCTGCGTGCCATGGTCAGGACGTAAAAAAATTGCAAAATACGAATCAAGAGGATGGTAGCTTGGTTGAGTGTCTCGCTTGCGGATGCTTTTTTGCCATATAGGTCATGACTAATTTTTCGACTATTCAATCCTTAGTATGGAGGATAAGTCGATGCCAAGAGAAGGAAGAAAACCGTCGGTTGATTTAACTGAACAGAGGTTTGGCAGATTGGTTGCGGTACACCGGGTAGTTATCACCAAGGACTCAGGAAGAAAAGAAGGGGTCTGGTTGTGTAGGTGTGATTGTGGTGAGAGCACCCAAGTTCGGTGTTCAGCATTGTTGAACGGGAACACCAAGAGTTGTGGTTGCTATCGAGGTAGGCCCTTGAAGTCGGGTAGGTCATCAAGGAACTCCATTCTCTCTCGCTATAAGCGAAACGCCCATATAGCCGGTCGCCCATGGTTACTGACTGAAGAGTTATTTGATTGCTTGACCTCGGGTAATTGTCACTACTGTGGTCAAGCCCCAACAAACGTGCATTCTACACATACCAGTTTTGGTGAGTTTCACTATAACGGGATTGACCGCAAGGATAGCGACTTGGGATACACACCCGATAATGTGGTCTCTTGTTGCAAGGAATGTCAGAAGGCAAAGAGCAACGTGCCCTACGCTCAGTTCATAAATTTTCTGTGTAGAGCAGGAAAATTTCAACTACAGCTATCTACAGTAGAGTAAACTTATGGCTTTCAAGAAAACAGCAAATGCCGAACTTCAAGAGCCTACACTCAGTGTGACAGAGTGGGGCAAGATGTACGGTGTTCATACATTCGGACACAAGACTGCTGCTTTCAATAAAATCTCAGCCGACTCCAGTAAGTATTTGTTGAGTCACTGCACTATCATGGCGTCGGTACAAACTGAAGAAGAGCCGTTTGATTATCTCATCAAGCCCGAGTGCAGCCATCTCGTGAACAACAACGATGACGCATGGACGAACGAAGTTCTCCGCCTTTCCCATCGTTCATTCGTCGGTGCTTTCAACTTCGTTGAACACTTTCAGAATTCCAAGTACGCCAAGGGTCACATCCTCGATGCTGTCCTCCGCAAGATTCAAATTGCTGGACCGGAATGTTGGGTGTACTTTTGTGACATTCTCGTTGCCACCGATCTTGCTCACGATAAGTTGGTCAACGACATTCGTGAGGGTCATGTCCGGTATCTTTCCATGGGCTGTGTAACCGACCTCGTTATCTGTTCCTTTTGTGGGGCTCGTGTTACCGACCAGAGTACATATTGTCACCACCTGAATTTCAATAAGGGTACTTTCCTTGTGGATGACGACGGCATCTCCCGTCGTGTCGCCGAATTGTGCGGTCACAAGACTCTATCCAACGGTGGTGTAAAGTTCGTGGAAGCGTCGTGGGTAGCAACTCCGGCCTTCCCCGGTGCAGCGAAACGGTCAATCGTCTCAGATGAATGGGTCGGACCGAAGACTCCATACACGCGCAAAGCAGCCAGCACGGAAGGCGGACATGCCTACATGAAGGGTGTTTTTGCAAAGGCGGCGTCTTCTTTACCAGTTATAGACTCTTGGTTGGATGAGGATGGGCGATGATAGTGTACCTCATTACAAACAAGGTCAATGGAAAGGTCTATGTTGGTAAGACTAAACTCTCATTGAAGCGGCGTTGGCAACAGCATTTGGATAACGCCAAACAAGGAAAGCCCTACTACTTTTACAACGCTATTCGAAAGTACGGTCCCGCTGCTTTCGAAGTACAGGTGCTGGGTAAAGTTGAGACATCAGAGGAGCTATCCCAGCTTGAGATTGAACTCATTAAGCAATATCAATCCTCCGACTCAGATAAGGGGTACAATTCCACTCTTGGAGGAGACGGGCTCGTTCCTACTGATACGACTCGTAGGAAAATGAGTGACGCCAGAAAAGCATGGCATGAGAATAATCCCCATCCATTTCTCGGAAAACAGCACAAGTTTGAAGTTATAGAACAGCTACGCAAGAATGGGAAGAAGTTGGTCGGTAGCATCAATGGCATGTTTGGAACGAAGTGGGTATTCAACCCTTCAACTCAGGAAACTCGTTGTATCAAAGTTGAGGAACTCCCTGTTTTTAAGGAGCAAGGGTGGGTACTCGGTCGTGCCCCTTTTTCAAAAGAGACTCGAAAAAAGATGAGTGTCGCGGCTAAGAATAGAGAAATTCAAATACCGTACACATATAGTGAGGCTCTCAATGGCTAATAAAGAATGTCCTCAATGTCGAGGGACTGGTTGTACCAATTTTCAGGACCAAAAGAAGCAATGTGGTGTTTGCCATGGCAAACTCGTGGTTCCTGAAGATTATGGAGTTAACAAATCTGAACAGGGCCAAGAAGGAAAACAAGCAATGGCTAACATGAAAAAAGAAGCAGCAGACACGGCAGTCCTTCGAATCATTGCGAACATCAAGCAGAAGTTTGCTGAGTTGGACGCACTTGACGAACAGTTCGCTGACCTCGACGCCGAAGCCCCCATGGATGGCATGATGGACTCTGGTATCGGTGAGCAGTTTGACCTCCTCTCCGATAAGCGCGAAGAACTCGAACAAGAGATTCGCTCCATGCGTGAGCGTGTTCAACTTATCTCCGAATGGGAAAAGTTTAAGGGTGGTGGTTGGAGCGATGACATCCAATCCGAGTTGAACTCTCTCGACCAACAGTTTGCAACTATCGCAGATGGAGCCTCGTCTGAGCCAATGGGAGCACCTATGGTTCCCCCTCCACCTATGACTCCTGAGGTTCCGGGCGCTCCGGCCCCTCTGTCAACTCCTGAAGTTCCGGCAGATGCCGGTGTTGGAGTTGATGAAACACTTGCCCCGCCAACCACCGAGCCGCCCATTGAGGCATCTGCTCCCCCGGCTGAGCCCCTTGCGGCACCGATGGCAAGCACCAAAAACGCAAAAATCAATGAAAAAACCAACTATGAACTCCAAGATAAGAAGGGGTCTAAGGACTCCTCTGACTTGAAGAAAGGCGATACTCACATGGCAAATCAACCTACCAAGCCCTCACTGAAGGAGAAGCTTGCCGAGGCTAAGAACAAGCGGGAGGCGATTACTAAGGAGGCCAAGACCCGTGTGGCATCCGCGTGGACTATCGCCAAGACTATGCTCCCGACAGCCCCCGATGATGTAAAGAAGGCGTTCGCGGCTTCTTTACTCTCTAACTCGACAAAGGTGCTCAAGGCGGCCCTTCGTCAGACTGCTATCAACGCCCACTATACCAAGGTCGCGGAAACCTTCAAGGAAGTTCACAAGGTCGAAATGAATGACCTGCTTGAAGACCCGTCTATCTTGAATGCTGAGAAAAAGGCTGTCTCCAGCGAAGTCAAGGGCGATGCGAAGAATGCTGGCAAGGTTGCCGACGACCGCAAGGACGCCGGTCCTCAGGAAGGCACTTACAATGATGGTCGTGGCTGCGGCGGCGGGACTCACACAGAGCCCAAGGAACTTGATGCCTCCAAGGCTGGCGAACGTCCTGATGCTGGCGAGAAGCCGGGTCAGACACAAAACTTGTCCGATGGCAAGACCGAGAAGGCTGCTGCCGCAAAGTGCGACGGTAAGGACTGCAAGGGTTGCCCCGAGTGCAAGAAGAAGGAAGCGTCTTGTGCTGACTGCAAGGACGGCAAGAAGTGCGACAAGCACGCCAATGCCAAGAAGGCTGACTTCCCACCGGCTGAAGGCGAAGAGGCTCCAGTTGAAGCCCCGGCTGCTGAAGAAGCCCCAGTTGAGGCTCCTCTGGCTGAAGAAGCACCGGCTGAGTTGCCTCCTCCAGTTGAGGGTAACCCCGAAGCTGAAGCAACTGAAATTCTGACCGATGAGAAGAAGCAAGTTCTCGAAGAGAAGATTGACGAGGCTCAGGCCGCTATCAAGGCTATCGAGTCCGAAATCCTCTCAGAGGGCGAAGAGGAACTCGACCTCGCCAAGTTGGAAGGCGAAGAAGAGGGCCTTGAAGGTCTCGAAGGTCTGGATGACATCGAAGGCGAAGAGGTCCCCGGCGAAGAGGGTCAGGAACTCGACTTCTCCCAAGTGTTCAATGAGGGTGATATGGAAGACAAGGCTGCATCTCTTGCGAACGAAGGCGACGAGAAGCAAGCTGGTGAAGAGGATGACTTCTTCGCTCCTTCCGCTGCCTCCTCACTCGAAGCTTCCTTGGACGACGACGGTATGGCTGACATGCACAACATGTTCTCCATGCAGGGCGCTGACGGCGACCCACTGGCTGCACTCATTGGTAGTTTGAAGACCGCTGAACAGGTCGCTGGTATGGAAGTTGTTGAGTCCTTCAGCGAAGCTGCCGAGCACTTCAAGCAGGATGAAGCCACCAGTGACGACCGTGACAACGAATCCGACCACTCTAACACTCTGTGGGCGGAGACGATCAAGGACATTACTCCTGAAGAGCAGGGTGCAAAGCGCACTCCTCAGGACAGCGTGAATCAGCTTGAAAAGCCAAAGGCTGCTGTGTTGAAGAAGATCAAGACCACCGCAGCGTCTGACAGCAAGATTGCATCTGCCAACAAGTTCGATGTCGGCGAGGCACTCTTCGGCAAGGACGAAGACTAACTTACATTACATCCATACATAACTCAAAGCCCCCGGTTCGCCGGGGGCTTTTGATTTTAGTCATCCAGAATGTCTTTCTGACATACTCCTTCGCTGCAATCGCTATTCGGATCGGCGTACGCTATTTTCCACATATCCGACAATTGAGAGCGGAAGCTGGATTTAACTAAATCCTTCACGGCCTTGTTCTGATTGTCATTCACGTAAGCAGCATCAAGAATCGTCAGTACCTTACCTGCCAACTTTTTTACTTGTTCCGCAGTTTTGTCATAAGCCATGACGCCTTCTGCCATATCACATGCATCATGACGACGGGTGGTCCAAGTATCTGCTCCGGGGCTCCAATTGGATTCAACAAGACGAAAAGTTTGAATGAACACTTGCACGGATTCTGTGTCTTCATAGTCAAGAGCGACAATTGTCTTCACATTCTGTGCTTTAGCGAGAGTGGTAAACAATGTAGGCACATCATCTAACGCCCACCCAGCGGGAGATGAGTTCACTACAACATAGTGGTCAAAATCATTGCGGATACGCGATGACATTTTTTTGGGTTTGAGACTTTCGCTACTATCAAACATCACAACAGCGTAGAAAATCCCGGAAGGTAGTTCGGCAGGTTTTGTGGGGGCAGCAGGACGCGCCACCGACTTAAGCGGTTTTACCATTTTATTTTCCTCAACTAGACTTGACAAATTCGGGCGTTAGCCCTCATCCACTAATACTCAAAATCTCAAAAAATCGCTGGCATTTTTAAACGGTATCGAGAATTTCATCCAGTGTTTTACCCATTTCCTCTTCAAGAGCCTCAGCCACTTGTTTCCAATGTAGACACGCCTTACGGTGGGCTCCATACCTACCTTTGGTTATTTGCTCGAACTCCCTGCTACAGGTTGGACAAACATAGTCATTTAGTTTTTTGTTTTCTACATCGTTTACTCGACGGGCTATTTCAGCTTGTCGCTGTTTGCGTTCATGGGTCCAATGCGCGGCTATTTTTTGACGTTGCTCCAGAGGCATCCCTCCTCTGGTGTTGTACGTTTCAAGGTAAGTCGCTGCGGCTCGAAGAAGTTTGGGCTCATCAGAAAATAGCCCCAATCCACGATTGCATAGACTGCATACAATGCCTCGCACACACTTCCCACAACTGGTTTTGTTGGTATGGGTGCTCGGACAGCAAGAGTGGTCATGATCTATTTGCCAGTCACCCCCACCACGCGGAGTCGAACTGCGACATATAGCACAACACCTTCCTTGTTTTTCAAATAGAGCCTCCCACTGTTCGACCGACAAGTTGTGCCGTTTGTAAACCGCCTTTCTATTCCATTCTTTTTTTCTCTCAGGGTGGAACTGGTCTCTGCGTATTCTTTGGCATGTCTTACACTGACTCGTGTAAAAAGGCCGCCCGTCGCTTCCTAGCTTTCCCTTGAGCAGGAATCCGAATTTAGATATTGGTTGAAGCCCACACCCTGAACATCGCTTGTAAACTACTCCATCCTTTTCCACCAGTTTAAGCTTGCGAATTCTATTTGCCATAATTTGCTGCTCCTATAGATGGAGATAGTAGTGATTTCATTCAACATATTCTTCGCATCTACGGTCAGCCACTACGGGCGCTAACTCCAATAAATCGCATTTTGTAACTATCCATACCTTAGTTGTACGAAGTAAGGTAGTCCATTCTATAGTTCAGGGTCGTCTCCTCGACTGCGAATTGGAATGGAAACCTAATTCAAAGACTTCTACATGGAGAAAATAGTATGGCATTGAAATTGACTTACTATGGACAAAATGACACCCAGTGGTCTCCTGATGTTGTGCTTACCGGCGACCCCGGCACTGACCAACAGACGTTGACTGCTGCTGGCTACCTCGGTGGCAAGATTGTCGCACTCGCGGCTCCAGCAGTTGCCACTCAGTACGAGGCGGTAATTGTTCCAGCCAACGGTGACACTGCTGGTGTTATTCCCTTTGGTTCCCTTATCAATGGCCCCGGCGAATTCGCTGGTGCAATTGGTCCTTCGGGTTCCAAGAAGGCTCCGGTTGTTCGTGCCCTCTGGCAGGGCAATGTGAACTCGGAAGCTTATGATGCTGGTGCAACGTGGAGCACTACCACTTCAATCGGTGCGTACCTCTACAACGGCGGAGCAACCGCTGGCATCGGCTTTTACACGAACGTTGCCCGTAAGGGTGCGAACTCGGTCATCGTGGGAATTTGCACTCACGTCCCAACCACTGCTGAGCCTTGGCTTGGCGTTGCCTCGTTGCTCTAAGAGAAAAAGGAGAATACAAAATGGCTAACCTTTCTCGCACACAGCAACAGACCGCAATGCTTGGTCAGTTGCTCAAGACTGCCGGTGGTCGTCAGAAGCTTGCTGCTTCGCTCGGCCCATCACTCCGCCGTCGTCGTGACTACATGTCAATCGCCCGTAAGGCTTTGATGGTAGAAACACTTCCTGACGGTGCCCTGCCCATCTACGATAAGGAATTCGACACAGCCGCTATGACGGTTGGTTCGACTCCCGGTGGCTCCTTTGTGGAAGCTTTCGTGGTTGGCGAAGAAGGTGGAGACATCGTTCGCGTGACTAAGCCAAAGCGTGTCACGGTTCCGACGTTCGAAATCGTTTCAAACCCCATGATTCCTATCACGCAGATTAAGGAACGTCGCTTCGACCTCGTTGCCCGTTCTTTGAACCTCGCGAAGGCTGAAGTGGGTGCCGCCGAAGACGGTTACGTCTTCACACTGTTCGACGCTGTGGCGACCGCTGCCAATGGTTCTCTCATTGGTGCGACCGACCCGGTGTACAACATTGACATTGCTATCTCCGCTCCTATCGACATCAACTCGATGGCCGATGGTTTCGGACAGGTGCAGCGTCATGACTTGTCGGTTGCTTTCTGCTTCTTCAACCCCCGTGACTACACGGACCTGTTGAAGTGGACTCAGCAGAACATCGACCGTGAGACCCAGCGCAAGCTGCTCAAGACAGGCGTCATGGGCTACCTTTGGGGTTCGACTCTGCTCCAGTCCCGTAAGGTTGGCTATGGTTGCGTGTACATTCTGGCCGATGCCGAGTTCCTCGGTGTCATCCCTGAGCGTATTCCGCTTACCGTCATGTCGGCTGACCGCCCTGACTTGCGTCAGATTGGTTTCTCGATTTTTGAGAACCTTGGCTTCTTGGTCTTCAACCCGTCTGGTGTTCAGCGTCTGACCGTTACTGGCCGCTTCAACTCCACAAAGAACGTCGGCGAGAACTAATAGCTGACTTCGAGACTCAAACCAGAGAGGCACTCCTTCGGGAGTGCCTTTTTGCTGCCCGGTAACTGGGAGCTAACTTCATTTAACCCAATATACGCTTCTTTATTGAGTATTAGTTGTCTGAGGAGGCGTCTCAAAGGCCCATGCAAAAATCCTACGTAGCCAAGCACACCATCAATTTTGTGAACTTCGAGTTCTACATTCGCCCCGGCGACCTTCTGGTACATGATCCCGCTAACCAGAATCGCCTTACTGTGTATCGCAATGGGCAAATTGTCAAGGTGGTAAAACAGAACCCACTGGGTGTCGTAGCTATGCTAAAGAGTAAGTTCATCGAAGAGGTTACTACACCCTCTCCAACGCCTGTGGCGGCTCCCATACCTGTGGAAACACCCAAGGCTGTTCCAGCGGTCTCCGACGCGCCTGAGAGCCCCACAAAGGCAGAGATTGCCATCAAGCGGCGTAAGGCACACGGTGAAGAAGTTCTCATCGCTGACAATTCTCGTTTAGTGGCAGCACTAGCCAAAAAAGAAACTGAAGAGAACGATGAAACTCACGCCCCCACACTTTAGGACAGACGGGGTGGAACACAAACCTTGTCCTTATTGTGGAAGCGAAAATCACGGTCCACCCGTTGGCACTAGCCAGTCCTATCATTGGCGTGCTGATAACTGCCCCAAGACACTCAAAAAATTACAGGTTAGAAATAACCAGATACGGGCAGGTCAACGCACCAAGAACTGGCACTCGGAGAAATAATTGTCTCGTACCCCTCGTACCCTATGGATTGAGGCTATCCAAAAATGCGGCGGTTGTTGCTGGTTCTGTGGCCGGGAGGCCAAAACAATCGACCATGCAACGCCTCGTGCTCAGGGCGGCACCAACCGGAGCGACAACCTCCTCCCCGCCTGTGTCTGGTGTAATAATACCAAGGGAGATATGAACGTCCGTCAGCATCGTAAGTATCTAAAAGCCCTTGTTGTTCGCCGACTTATCAGTATGGGTTACGCTGCTATTCCCAACTTACACGATAAAGTCCGGGTTGTTTTCTATGGAGAGGGGAACGCAAGCCCATTTGATTTTCCGAATTTGTGATACATAAGTAGGGGTTCGGAAAATGGAACAGAAATTGTGCAAGGGACCTTGTGGGCAAACCAAACCGTTATCCGATTTTTACGATAGTTCTTCTTATGTGAGTAAGAAAACGGGTGTGGTTACAACGTCCAAATTTGCTTGGTGTCGGGTCTGTTGTGGAGAACGGGTCAAGAAGCACCAAGCAGCGAACAAAAGTCAGTGGGCAGAATATGGGCATCGTAAAAACATTAGGCGACACTACGGAGTCGAGCCAGAACAATATGCAGCGATGGGTGAGGAGCAAGGATGGGTTTGCGCTATTTGCAGCAACCCGACCGTAAATGGTTATCGACTGGCAGTTGACCATGACCATGTGACCCACAAGATACGGGGATTGCTTTGTGAGCAGTGTAACAATGGGCTAGGGCGATTCAAAGACAATCCTGAATTGTTGCGCCTCGCTGCTCTGTATCTTGAACGGGAGTATACACCCCCGTCACCACCAAAATCTAAGCGTCGTGGACGACCCCGAAAGGCCCCAAACTACTGTATTGTCGCTGAGTGCGGAAGAGTCACGCCATACAAGGATTATTGTCAAAAGCACTACTTTCAATTGCGTAGAACGGGCTCTGTAGAATCAGAACTTTTAGTTTCTACCATAGAGGCTTAGTCTGCGTGAGCGAATCCAACTACATTGATGCAGTCAGTACCCTGCACTTTGAGACAGTAACCCCGGATGTTTGGAACACCATTCAGGACGAGGGGCTGGACGAAGAGCAGGATGCTCCAAACTTCGTACAGTGGAGCATGGCAACTCTTCCTATAAGTGGAGAGGACTCAGACCGTTTGCGTCAGTTTGATGACGACACGATTGAAAAATTCAACTCTTTCGACATCGCGTTGAAAGAGAAGTTTGGCGGCAAAATCATCGACTTGATTGATTATGAAGCCGGGGTTGTTCATCTCGTGAAGACAACCAATTCAAAGAGAGCCTCACTGTTTTTCATATCCATCCCACTGGGACAGTGTAAAGCACCTATCACCAAAGTTGCCATCTCAGTACCGGAGTTGGTTGCTCAGACAAACGCTTTCTCAGTCAAACGGCGTCCGGGATGCGAAGCGTCTCTCCTTGATTCAAACCCCAAGCAGCTTTTCCTTCACTACAATGTCAAGTGTCGTGAGTCCTACTCCGACCCATCCGGTCACGACGTGCGCGTTAAGTTCGATGTCTCTAAGGTGCAGGAAACACAGAACGCCAACGACCTCGATGTGCAGTTGAATTGCTCCTGCCCCGCCTTTCTCTATTGGGGAGCCCAGTGGAATCTTCACCAGCGTGACGGTCTCCTCGGCAAGCCCCGTCCTGAACTTGTGGCACCAACGCAACGACTCGACCTGCGCGGCAACTTCGTCATCTGCAAGCACTGCAAGGCTGTGCTCGAACGCATCCTCCCTTCCGTCCAACACAACATCATCAACATCGTTCGCGAGATGGAGGTTCGCAAGAACAAGGAACAACTGAAGCAGAAGGAAACTCCTGACCGGCTGAAAAAGCGGCAGGATGAAATGAAGAAGCGGCAGGAACTGAAGAAAATCCGCAAGTTGAAGAACAAGGAGATTCAACAAAAGCTGCTTGATGCTTTGCGGCAGCGGGAGGAGGAAGAATCTCTCGGTAAAATCAAGCACGAAGAAGACAAAGCCCTCGCTCAAGAGGGACAGAATCCTGATGTTGTTGGTCGTGACCATCCGGCCACTCTTCCGGCTCCTGCTACGGTGGAGACACCTAAGACAGAGGACATCACTGCGGAAGAGCCTGAAGGTGAAGAAGACCTCACCGCGTTGACTGAGCAGGAAGAAGAAAAGCTTCGCGAAGAGCATCACAAGAAAATTAAGAATCAACCCCACTTGCATAGGGGTCTTCCATACGAGACTGAAGACGAGAAACAGGAACACGGGCATAACGTGCCCACCGATGAAGAATTGATTCAGGCACTGGAGTCCACTCGTCAACGGGTTGACGAGTCTACTGAGAGGGCAAAGAAGTTTGTTGAAGATATGAGAAAGAGAAAGCAAACTTCATTGGAAGCATCTTTATTGGCATCTGTAGCGGAGGGTGACAATGACTGAGATGAGTATTCAGACCAACGCCCCATACCCTAATCGCATTCAGTGGATTCTAGGAGACAGCTACACAGGGCCGTTGACACAGATTGGACCGTTAGGAGCATTCGATCCTCGTCGGGATTTGAGAGTCTATGTAGACGGCACTTTGGTTTCTGTGCGTAGTTTTGTGTTTGACTTGCCCAACAATCGGTACCTGCTCTACATGAGTCAGAACATCAATTTACAAGGTGTGGTTCAAGTAATCCACCACATGCCAAATCCGCCGTTTTACGCTACACAATCAATTTCACCGATTACTACAGTGTACCTTCCCGGTTTTGCTCTTATGGGCGTATACAGCACTTTAGGCGATGGGGCTTTAGCCCCTATGGCTTTTGCGGATGCAATACCATCAACAATGGTTGCATATACACCTATTTACGTTGTTTGGAATACGGTAAACATTGTACAGGTGGAGATTACAGGGAATAACGGGGTTGACCCCCCTGTTAATTCGGGGCTTATCTCTGTTGTGGGCACTGAGGGGTTGTATGAGATTGTAAACGGATTACAGCAGAGTATGACTTTGACTTTCAATGCTTATGACACACTCACCCACATTGCGGTGACAATTCTCTTACCCCTTACTGTAATTTTCACCCCCATTGTAATCACAGATGGGTTCGGGCAGAACTTTGCACAGGAATTTTCAAGCTAAGAGGAAAGGAAATATTTATGGGAACAGCGGTGCTATCTTTCGGACCTAAGCTTGGCTTGATAAACAATGCCACGATAGGCGAGGCATACTATGACCAACTCCGCCCCTTTTTGAGGGCAATAGATAATCTCATTCAAGCTAGCGTGTTGAACACGACAGTGACGGTACCACCACCATTTCCAAATAATGGGGATGCCTATCTTCTTTTAGGTACTCCTTCGGGGATATGGACAGGGAAAGTCAACCAGATAGCTGTGTGGACGACGCAAGCTACTCAAATAGGAAGTAACAATTTGGTTCCTGCGTGGGATTTCTACATCCCCAACACAGGGTGGATTGTTTGGGCAGATAATCTTGGTGAGTTCTTTTATTACACGGGCTCGACATGGGAACCTCTCGCCGGTTTGACTAGCGTGGCTTTGTCCATGCCCTCAGAGTTCACTGTTACGGGCTCTCCTATTACATCAGAGGGCACCTTCACTGTTACAAAAGCAAATCAGGCCATCAACTCGGTATACGCCGGTCCTCCTTCGGGCTCTGCGGGAACTCCCGCATTTCGTAATCTTGTATTTGCTGACTTACCAGCAGGGGTTGGTACAGTATCGAGCGTGGCTTTGTCTGTTCCAGCGCATCAAGGGGTATCTGGTTCACCTATTACGACAAGTGGAACACTTGTTATTGTAGATAATCCTCAGAATGCAAATTCGGTATTCGCCGGTCCCGTTTCAGGTTCAGCAGCAGTTCCAGCGTTTAGAACCTTGGTTGCAGCAGATTTACCAGTAGCCACTACTTCAATACTAGGGGCAGTTAAACCAGACGGAACCACCATTTCTATCACTGATGGGGTTATTAGCGCCATTTCTGGAACGTCTGGAATTGACCAGCTTACTGGTGACGTAACTTCAGGACCGGGAAGTGGTTCACAAGCAGCGACTGTGATTCGGGTCAATGGCGCAGCGGTTCCAATTTCAGCGTTGTACGTAGCAACAAATTCATCTGGTCAACTTGTTGCTACTTCTCTGCCAACAGCGACCACCAGCAATCTTGGCATTGTAAAACCCGATGGGACTACTGTTGCAGTTGCCTTTGGTGTAATTACGAGCACGCTCGGTGCTCCATTGATAATTTCAGCCCCGAATGGTGGAACAACTTACACGCTTCCACTCACGCCTGTCAATCCAACAAGGTCATTTTATTTTGTAAATGGACTCAAAAGAATATATGGTTCTTACTATAGTATCACAGGCAATGTCCTGACGATATTATTCTCACCACCACCCAATACCACAAATGGAGATACACATGAGATTTATGCGAGTTAGTAGTTGTTTGTTGTTCGGTCTTTTGATGACTGTTGTTGGGAGCGCCAGAGCGCAGGTTAACCCCACTACAGATATTCGTTGGCCGCTCATCACGGGTCTTGGAACCCCTACGACAGTGGGTGTAAGTTGTACAGCCGCAAATTATGGGCAACCATATCAAGACAGGTCTGTAACTCCCAATGGACGCTACCATTGCGGTACGGATGGCTGGGAGGTTGATAATTTCTCTAAACCCAGTGTGGTTTGTGGCGGTGTTAACGATACAGCAGCATTGCAAGCGGCACTGAACGCAGGGGGGTATGTGACTACCACGGGTAACTGCGTTTTGGGGTCAACATCCGGGCATCTTACCATCGGATCAAACACCATTTGGGATGGGCTCAACAGCACCACGATCACTTACAACCCTTCAAGCGATGACTATATTTTGGGCAACTCGCAAATTGCACAAGTACCAAACCGCACTTGCACAGACGTTGTTTTGACTCCGGGCTCTGATACGATCACATCTGCAACGTGCAATTTTACTCAAGCAGATGTGGGCACGGAGTCTATTGATTGTGTTGGCGGATACGCCGGGGGGCTGGCTTTTGGTGGCCCTCCAGTTGGAAGCACTGATTGGCACACAACAATAGCTGCTGTGAATAGCACAACCTCGGCGACTTTATCCGACCCTCCATCTGCGGCTTCCAACCCAACAACCTGTAAAATCATTTCCCGTGACCATGACATCACCGTCAAGAATCTTAACCTTTTGATGCAAGGGGGAGCACCAGCGGAATACGGTTTCGGAATATGGATGGTCTCGACCAATCGCTTGCACCTAGAAAATATTTATGCATGTGACGGCTCCTGCACAGTACCCACTGGTGTTGGACATTACAATTTTTGGATTATGGACTCTGATGACTTTGTGTTCAAAAATCTGACGGTGCGTGGGTGGGTTTACGCACAGGATGGGCTTCACATGGTGGGGCCGATAAAGAGTGGGGTTGTTGATGGTGTGTTTGGAACGTCCGGGGATGATATGGTGGCGTTGGCAGCGGCTGATGGCAATTATTATCCAAACACTGAGATGGTTTATGGTGTGATTTCAGGGGTGTCAATAAGTAATGTGGTGGGTGGATCAGTTCAAAGTCATGGTGTAGCTGTTTCCGGGGCAACTCCAATATCATATTCAAGTGGAGCGCCTATCCCAGTTCGTAACATTAGAATTACACATGTGATTGGTGCTCCCTATACGTGTACAGCTTGTACTGGGGGCTCTCTTCCCTTTGGTTTTAACTACGCTGTCGGCTTGGAGCAGGGTCAACTAGACAAGATCATCGTAGATGACGTAGGCGGAAACATTGGAGCCAGCGCAGTGCAAATTTCCACCTATGCAGGTGGCGACATCACCTTACGTCACATTGGACAGACCCTCTCAGCCTACAACGGTTTGATGAATCCTGTAGGATCGGGTGAACAAGAGGGACTTATACTGATCCCTCCGCCGGGGTCCACATGGAACATAGTAATAAATAACTTGAAAATCGAAGATTTACAGACTAGTCTGTCGAACACACCTACTATGCTGGCCGTATGGCAGGGCGCGTTCAGTACTACGACCCTTATAAATACTCTGGACATCGACGGCATGAACATGTGGAATATGACCGGCGGTCTTTTCGCACCGATTTATCTTGAGGGAAGTCTCAATCATCTCAAAATAACTAACTCCAGCTTTGACTTCAATAGTTCAACAGCAATGACGGCTATCGTTTTCCTTGGTGGTGGTGTGCAACCAGCGTCGATTGATCTCGTTAACGATCACTTGATACAAGAATCTGGTGCGGCTGCGGCGGGTGCCTTATTCTATGAACAGAGTCAATTGACCGGAACATTCACCGCCACAGATGTTTCGTATGTAGCCGCGTCAAGCACATCCGGGGATACCTTGATTTCATTTCCAAATGGAACGAGTTCAACAGGTCAAATCATAATCAACGGTGCTGTGGTCAATAACATCGGTAACTTCCTCTATACGAGCATTTTTACTCCAGCAAATGAGCCAGTTGTTGCTAATGTAACGGCCACAAACTTAGGTACGCCAACATCTTTACCTTTAAGTGGATCAAATGCTAATGAAACTGCTAATATAGCCGCTACAGGAACTGTAGCTCTCAATTCGTACAACGGAGCCCTGAACAGTCTTTATCTTACAGGTAATACGACTTTGACGATTGCGAATGGGTCTCCGGGTGCGGCGGTCACCGTGACCGCATGTCAAGCTAGTAGTGGGGGCCCGTACACCCTCACATGGCCGTCTAATTGGCTAAACGGATTTACAATTTCAACCACCGCAAATCAATGTACGACACAGACTGCAATTTATGGGGCTTTTGGAGCCTATTTGCTGGATAAGTGGTATGCTCCGGTAAGCTTTAACTATCCTGCTGCGGGTATTCCAAATTCTACAGGATCAGCGTGGGGGGGTAGTTACACGGTTGGCACTAGTGCTAATGACATCCCACAATTGACAGGTAGCGGGTACCTCCCAACCGCGATCATGCCCGGATTTACAGGGGATATGACGAGCAGTAATGGTGGTGTGGCAACTACAGTTGTTAAGGTAAATGGGGGTTCAATTCCTGCTTCGGCGTGTAATGTGGGGACTAATTCAAGTAGTCAATTTACTGCGAATACCTGTACAGGCATTGGAACGGTGTTTGCGCTGGCAACCGGGCCAACATTTAACAGTGCGAACTTTACAGGCTCTACAGATTTCACTGCATCCTATATCACCCCCTCGGGCACAGCCACATCGGGAGCTAACTACAATTCCTACTCTCTCAACTTTTATTCGAGTGTTTGGAACGGTAGTGCGATAAATGATGACTGGTCTATGACAAATGTGGTGGGTACAGGAACCAACCCAACCTCTACATTGACCTTCGCCCACCCCTCCGGGAGTACGGGGGTGGCTTCAGTGTCAATTCCATTCCCCACAGTTTTAACTAGTTTGGCAGGTACCGGGACTGCCACGGTTTCAGGCGGTTCAGCCCTCAGTAATTTCTCCTCAGTCGGCTGTGCTAGTGGACATGTATGTGATTCGCTCTCTGGCGATTGGCAAATTTCTGGCGGCGATGTTGGACTTACAACGGCAACTCTCATGACTATCAATTTGCCGGGTACTAGAACAAATAAGGCAAATTGTGTGGTGAGCATCCTACCTGCCGCCGGAAATCAGGGAGTCGGAGCGACGGATATGACCGTTGTGACGACTTCAGGATCATCTCCGACCATTGTAATTGGTGAAAATTCTGTTAGCCAAGATTTTCAAGTAGATATTACATGGGACGTATTCTACAATTGTGGCGGAAATTAAATGGCGATGTGGCGATTGTGGGAGATATTTCCGGTCGTCTCGGGGCTTGTTCGGGCGGTATTATATTATCGACACCCCTACACGGGAGAGGAGAATCTTTACGCATGAAACAGGAGAAAATCGTTGTTGCTTTATCACTTGTATTACTATTTGTCAGTACAATGGCAATGGCAAAGTCGCCGAAGAAAGTAACCACCACCCCTGTGGAGTCTGCGCCGACCGCAGACTCCACCCCACAGACTGATTTAGTGGCTTCTTTGAAGAAGCAAATCGCACAACAAAATTTGGACTTGGCTCAGAAAGATGTGGATATTGCCAATCTAAAGGTGGAAATTGCTGATTTGCAGAAGCAAGTGGTGGTTGCTCAGGCTAATCAAATTGAGAATCTTGTTCAACTGCAAAAGGCGGAGGAGGATGCCCTACAGGGTCAAACAAGGGCCCAACAAAGTTTGATGAATGCACAAAAAGCCAAGCAGCAACTTGAAGCACCACCGTCTCAGTCAGGTGTCAAATGAGGGGGTTGTTGGTTCTCGGTGCTCTTATATCCCTCCCCCTTTTTGGGTGTATCCACCCCTCAAAGGGGGTCAACAGGGACTACTATGAAGTGCATAAATATAGCAAGTGTCGTCCCGGTTATTTGAAGGAAACAGGCCGGTACTATTCAGCAGATGGCGTGCTTAAAGTGACCATTTATGAATGTGTCGAGCAGTCTTGGTTACACCTATCAGGAGCAGCACCTTAAAATCTTAACTACGAATTCCTTAGTAGGGTTGGTATTTTTTACTACCTATAGGAGAATTTCCACAATGGCTAACAAAATCGCACAAGTTGATGCTCAAGCGATGAACTCTCTTTACGCTTCGGAGCTAACCCGCATGGGCGCGGCAACGAAGACCGCTGCTGACGACGAAAAGGGAGCCCCGCATGACCCTCAGGCTTTTGAGGATCATGCGGAGTATCTCGAAACCTTGAAATCTGTTATGGCGGAAGACAAAAAGACCGACTTTTCGCCCAACGACCCTACGTTGGATTGAGGTCGAGAAACTTGACTTTCACAGTATTAGGTAGAGAGGTAGGTTGTGTTCATCTATCTAATCGTCAATCGTATCACGGGCAAGTATTACGTAGGGCAACATAAAGGCAAGAACTTGAAGAAGTATCTTCAAGATAAAATGTCTGACGCTAAGTACCAGTTTAAGCGAGGTCGCACAGGTTCATATCTGTATGCTTCCATGCGTAAACACCCCAAAAAAGCGTGGTCTATCCACGCCCTTCTTTCTGATGTTCAAACGCGAGAAGAACTCGACCAATGGGAACAGTTCTTCATCGCTTTGTTCAATTCTCGCAATCCAGAGGTCGGCTATAACATCTGCCGAGGCGGTGAAGGATTCTCCGGTCCCCACAGTCAAGCTACTCGTGAGAAAATAGCCGCCGCTTCCAGAGATATGTGGAATCGTCCTGAAGTGCGAGATGCAATTATTAGTAAGGTTATCGGACACCCGGCATACCCAAACGCAGTGAAAGCAGTAATCACACGTAATAAACTTGGTCCATCAGAAGAGACTCGCGGAAAGCTTAAAATCGCCCACACAGGACTTACCCGTAGTTTGGAATCTCGGGAAAAACAACGTCAAAGTGTCCTCGGTTCCAACAATCATTTCTATGGTAAAACCCACTCTGAAGAAACTCTCACTAAAATCAGAAAGCTAGTTCGATGCGTTGAAACTGGAGATGTGTTTTCCTCACTACTGGAAGCCGCAAAATGGACCGGGAGTAAATCGCCTGAGAACTTATCTCGTGCGATTCGACTTGGTTACAATTTTTCAGGAAAGCATTTTGAGTATATTCAACAACTTTCTGCGTCTATTATAGGTGAAATTGCATGAACTCTAAGCCTAAGTTCCCCATCCACGTTAGCTCTATCGTCCACACTGCGAATGGTGGTGTCCTCCGTGTTACTTCTAAGATTGCATCCAGTGAAGGCACAACTTTTAGGCTTGCCAACCTGCAAGGTAACCCTGTACCCACACCCGCTAATTTCCGTCCTATCAGTTCCACTCTCGCACGATTTGCATCGTGGATGCGTTGGGTTGTCGCCTACAATAAGGACTTTGACCTCTACGTCAAAGAATACATCGCTGCCGCAGGGTTGCCCGTTGACCCGAAGATGAACTGGTCTAGGTTCTTCTCAGCCAGAATCGCCCCCAAGTTGATGTCCAGAGACCCTGAAGTTCAGGATGAGGCCATCCATCACATCATCATTAACGCTTTGGCGGAGAGAAGTATCCTTGAGAATTTCAAAGATGCTATCAAAAAATTTCCAGCCCACATTCGCGAGTTGCCTTTAGAGAGACAAGTCACCACGTTTTTGATGCAGAATTTTAATTGGCGTACCGCCGAAGCCAACCGCTACATCCAGCAGTTCATCTTTCAAGAGAACACTAGCTCCATGTGGCAAGAGGTCGGTGAGGGTGAACCGGATGTCAACCTGTTGGATGCTGACCAGTATCGTCACAAGCGGCCAAACGAGTACAACGCTGTAGACGCCGACGTCGATGTGCTGACCTTCCGTCGCGGCTTTGAATCTTACCTTTCAAAAAAGTATCGCGATGAGACGGTGGTTCAATACCTCTCCATATTCGATCTTCTCTATGCTCACTTAAGAGAAGGAGACATCCCGAAAGGCACTGACCTTTGGGCGGAATGGAAAGAGGGACTGGGCGCTGACAAGTCACCAGCTTGGTTCAAGATATTGTTCGCAAATCTTCCCAAGTTGATTGACACCTATGTCACCAAGGAACTGGGCAGCGAAGAAGTCAACCCATTCATTGAAGTCATGCAGAACATTGGCGGTGCTTGGAAATACCAGAATCGCAACAGGCAGGAACTGCAACCAATTCATGCGGCCTTCGGCGGTTTGAAACTGGCTGAAGAGTTTCCCATCAATCATGAAATTGAATCAACCCCGCCTGAGTCTAATGACAATAACAATTCAGGCGGTGGCGGCGGATCATTGGGCGACCTCGCTGCTCCGGCTGCTGAAGCTGAAGAGGCTGCTGGTGGGGCTGGGGAAGCCCTTGAGGCGCTTGCTCCCTTAGCTCTGGCTGCGAGTAAGGCTGCGGCTCAATGGGAGGTTCCCAAGTGCAAGAGTTGCGGCACCGCCGAAGGTCCGACTGACTGTCCCGCATGTCACGAAAAGTTCTGTGGCGACTGTCTTCTCAATCATCACGCCAACAACCCAAGTCATGACCGTGTGGCGTCAAAGAAGGCTGCTGCGTCACTTCTTGCTCAATCTAGTGGTTACGTAATTTCGGTAGGCAGCCACTGGCTCAGCATGGATAGTTTAGGCAACTATATACTAACTCCTTCACTTAAGAAGGCTCTCGTCTATGACTGGGTAGACGAAGGGCGCGATGTTAAGCGAGTCGCTGTTAAAGTTAAAAACGGCATTGCCAAAGGCAAACCTGTACGTATTATTCCTAAGGCTTCTCTTTCTTCAGTTGTAGCTTCGGATGAGCCGCATATTGGTCTCACTCCTCCAGAGATGCAGAACTTCATTGCAGAGTGTATTTCTTCTGGCTTGTTTGAAGCGGAAGGTGAGCCTTACTTCAGTTGGGATGGGTGCGACTATTGTAATGGCGGCGGCGGAGATATTACCGACTACAAAGGCTACCGCAATCTCGAAGACGCTCAGGCAGCAAATCGTGAAGAGCGTGAGTACGAGTTCAAGCTTTGTGGCGACTGCCTCAACACGTTGTATTACGGGGACGTTCACTAATGGCAGATGTTCTAGTTAGAAACGAAGGTTCTGTTGTTATGTTCACTCCAAGGTCTGACGAAGGTCGGAGTTGGGTGGACGAGAATCTTGGTTTGGAGTCTTGGCAATGGCTGGGGGATGCTTTCGCTGTTGAGTGGAAGTATGCGCCTAACATTGTAGACGGTATGATAAACGACGGCCTTGAGGTTATCCCCGAATCTCATGAGGTCACCGATGAAGACAAGCAGTGGCTTTCTCGATTGGGCATCACAGCCTCACGCAAAATAGCGACTGAACCTCAAGTGAATCTTCGTCAGGATACTACACCGAATACCCCTAACATTCCCGGTGCTGCGGCTCCTTCTCTACTTAACAAAGGTCAGAGAAGCGTTGAAGAGGCGATGGCTCTTGAAGACCAGTCGGCTACTACCAAAGAGAAGCACACGATTCTCCCCGAACTTCCTAATTCCATGTTACACATGACGGCTGACAATCGTGATGTTGAAGTTTACTGGGATTCGGCTTCGTTTGACACTCGGCAGGAAATTGCCCGTCGTAGCACTTTACAGATTCCAAGACCAGAACATGGCGGCACTCTTTTAGGAAAGCAGCCTCAACAATATTCTGACGCGGAAGTGTATCAGATAGCTGGCACACCGTGGAAGCGACTTACTATCGGTATCAAGATGCAGCTTATCCAGATTGTCCAAAACTACATGGGCTATGGGACGGAGGACTTAGGCAATACGGTGCCCGAGTTTGATGAAAACACCAAAGCAGAATTCCAACGCATGGGCATCTCCGCAGCAAAGATGGCACGCGGTGGGTGGAAGCGTATCTCCATGTCCACTGTGCAGAGCGATGACGACCGCTTCACTATCACAATCGTTGATGCGACCCGGCGTAAGAAGTGGTTCCTCTTGAAGGATTTGCAAACAGGTGAATCGTACGAAGAACGTACGATGACCGAAGCCAAGAAGAAGGCTTTGAGCATCCGTGGTGACAAGGAAGAGGCCAACCCCTACGAAGATGAGGGAGAGCCCACCACGCCCAACCACGATGAATTCTCAGACCACGAGTATTGCGAAGATTGTGGCGAATGTACGACCTGTAATCTCCGCCCCTGTACGGCAAATGGTGGGGAACATAAGACCCCGGTCAAAACTGCAACTACGAAAACCCCTAATAGAACTGCAAAAAAGGCAGTGGAGGAAATAACCATGGCTACACCAAAAGTAAGCAAAACCAAGGAAGCTTCGAGCAAGTGGGCTCGTCTACGTCAAGTCGCTGTCGAAGAGCCTAAGGAGGCCGATGGCGCGATTGCAGAACTCGCTGAAGCACTGGGCACCATGGCCGATTCCCTGAACAACTTGCGGACGAACCTCGATTTGGTCGAGGCACCAAAAACCGCAAGCATCAAGATTCGCATTCAAGCTGCGCGTAAGTATGCCGCTCGATTTCGCCAGATAGCAGAAGAAGCACCTGAAGTTGTGGCTGACGCTCTGAGCGAGGTTTATCATTCACTCGATGACGTTGCCGGTGCCGTGGAAACTCTCGCCGAGAATCTCGGTATCGAACTCAGCTTGACTCCAGCCGAAGAAGCATTCGGTGAGGAAGGCAAGGAAGAGTTGAGTGGTGAGTGGGGTCCTGAAGAACCAGAATCTGGTGCAGAGCCCAAGGTCGATGAAGCTAAGTTTGAAGAGGGCGAGAAAGAACTCGAATCTCCTGAAGCTGCTCCGGCTGAAGAAAAGCTGGATGAAGAAATTGAAAAAGAAGCTGGCAGCATCGAATTCACCACTGATCGTGATGAAGAAGGCGAACCCAAGGCTCCAGTTCTCGCCGCCAAGAAAAAGGAACTCCCGGATTTCTTGAAGAAGAAAAAGGACGAGAAAGACGGCAAGGAAGACGACGGCAAGAAGAAGGAAAAGAAGGCTGATGGCTCCGCTGGCTTCGTCACCGACCGCGACCACGATGCCAAGCCTGAAGCCCCGGCGAAGACTGAAGCCCCCGAGGCTCAAGGTGAGTCTGAGGCCAACAAAGCTGCCGCCGCTCGTCGTGAGGCGACTCGTCAACGTATCGCCAAGCGTCACGGTATTGAACTCTAACAACAATGGTGGGTATGACGGACATCAGGCTTAGGTTTGTAGCAGAAAAAGATTTGGTGAGTGGTCTCATTGAGTATTTCACTGGTGGGAGTCAGTGGTGTCATGTAGAGTTTCTGTTCGATGCAGATGAGCAGAAAGCCTTAGGCTTAAGCGGACCTTATGTGGGCGCTCATGCGTCAGGTGGAGTCGAAGCTTATGATGACTCCTACTATGTTGGCGGGAACACGATTATTCGTGCAAGAGCCTACAGCATACCGATGAACGATGACCAGTACAGGACAATCACCAGCTTCATCAAAACAAGAATCGGAACCAAGTACGATTTCAAAGACATCCTCGGTCTCATGCTTCATCAGTCGTGGCACGAAGATAACGCAACAATTTGTTCAGCCTTCCTCATCGCCGCGTTATGGTCAGGCGGTGTTCGGCTGTTGAACATCCTTCCACAATTTCAATATAAGACGACACCAGAGATGGCACACCTTTCACCGCTGTTGATAGGTCGAGAACTTTCATCGTATTCTATTGGATAAGACGTTCGCCTACCAAGCGTAGGATTGAATTGGGGGCACCTTCCGGGTGCCCCTCCCTATTTGTAAAAAAATTTCCAAAAAACTAGCCAAAACTTGGGTGACTCAGGTATACTATGAATGAGGCAACAGCGCAGCCGGGGAAAGCGAACGGTCACCGTAGCGCACTCCGACAAAATGGTGCCCAATGTTAGGCGTGAGCACACCGCCTTGTAGTCGGCGGAGGAAGGGACTCCTTAAGAGGGAAAGCGGTTCGAAACGATAGCCCTCGGCGTAAAGCTTTGCTCCAATGTTGTTGTGCCCTGTGGTCTAGCTTGGTTAGGACACTCTACTGAGAGAACTCTGAGAAAAGTCGGCTTCTCTCGGCTGCGAGTATTAGAGTTGTGGGGTGGACTTGGGTTCGAATCCTGAGCGGGGCACCCAGTTTGGCGGCGATGTTTAAGTCCGGGCAACAAGGTTTCGCCCTGCGTCCGTAACAATGACGTTTAAGCCCCGGCAACAAGGTTCGCCCTGCAACGCCGCCATCAAGTTTCGTCCGGGTGAGACTGAAGGAGTCCGCAGTATGGCATGGCCGTGAGGCGTAGCCATTCGACACGGCGTACCACTCACCCGGACGAGAGCCTCTTCGTCAACTCACCCTTGCTTACTGTTCGTCGGCAGTCCCATAAATCCGAGCGTCGGGACACGGCAGTAAAGGACCTTTCTAAAGTCTGCGGGTGGACGCATCCGCTGGCAAGGAAGTGAGTTGACGAAGGGGCTTTTCCTTTTTCAAAAACCGGGTATTAACAAGGTATATGGAAGTCCCGTCTCTATACCTTGAGTTTGTCTCCGCGAGTGACCCACGCTTCACACAGGTGAGAGAAACTCACTACATCGCTTCCTTGAAGCTTGATGAAAAAGACGGAGTTGCCATTCCTAATAGCGGTGTAGTCCTCACCGCCAAAGAACGGAAAGAGCAGGGGTTGAAGTTTGGCGACCGTGGACAGCAAATCCATTTTCTAATCTGGTACAACGGAGAACTCGCCGGGATTATCTCGGGCGGTGGTGCTGTGAAGTGTACAGCGAAGCGGGATGAGTTCTTTGGCATCTCTAAAGAGATGAAGACCAAAGAACGAATGTCCCGGTGGATGAACGGTATAGTAGACAATACTGTCTATTGTCTTACGAACCATGAGAAAGGGCTTTTTGGACGTGCTCTGTCGCTGTGGGAGAAAGCTGTTGCTGTAGTATGGCAGGACATCTATGGTTTCCCGGTCTATGGCTTCGAGACATTCATCGAGCCTGATCCTTCGGTCGGACGTGGCGACGGGCGCGGCTACATTGACACTGGCTGGAAGTTCGTTGGGGCAACGGCTGGTAAGGCTGTGGGGCACCCTCAAGGCACCGGCATGAACCAAGTGGAAGGTAAGTCTACCCGAAAGTACGGTAACACTATACCGAAGAATACCTTCTGCAAATGGAGGAAGGGTTTTAACAAGGTGGTTGAAGGTGAGTACGCTTCCTCGTGGAAAGGTAAGACCCCGGAAGAAAAACGCATCGCTAAACGCAAGACTCAGATTCGACAGTCCTATTTGGGCAAGAAATTCTGGACGGCTGGTGATGTGGTTATCATTGAAGATGAGATGCGTCAGCCGGTGGCTGATTTCCTCATCTGGCAGGCCCAACAGGCGCTCACACTTGAGTTGCTCTCCCCTGAATACAGAGCACAGGCTGAGGGTCAGCACAAGACGTTCGGTCACTGCTACATCATGGCTGAGTATCTGTATCATCAGTGGGGCAAGACCCGAGGATACAAGCCACAGGTGGTTCGAGTCCCCGAGGCGAACAACACAACTCACTGGTACCTCAAGCACCCGGCTACTGGGCACATCGTTGACGGGACCAAGGAGCAGTTCGAATTCAAGAACATCCACATCCCGTATGAGAATGGGCGGGGTTCAGGCTTTCTTACTAAAGAACCATCACATCGCACTCAAGAGTTGATGTGGTTGCTAACCAAGAATTTTGGAGACAAGAGCGATGGATGACATACGTATCAAGTTTGAACTCGGCGATATTGAGAGATGTCGTGCTTTCGCCGAGGAGTCTTATCAGACCTCAATAGATTACTACGAAGAACGTGGACAGTCAGACCGCTTCCGTATATTTCATCAAACCCGTGAGGGTAAGATGGGCGAGTTCCTTGTTTATCGGTATCTACGCTCCCGTGGGTTTATATTAGAGGAGCCCGACACCAAGACCTACAAAAAGGGAGAGAAATCTTGGAAGCCTGATTTGTTTTTCCCATCAGGAAGCTGTGGGACTTTACAAATCGCGGTTAAGTCACAGACTCTTGAAATGCAAAGGGTGTTCACCGCCTCCTTCCTCTTTGGTTACGCAGACCGGGGTGGGAACCAGAGTCAGTCGCACACGGATGAATTGTTCAAATTGGAGCATCAGGATGTACTCATTGTTCCTGTTACAGTTTCTGAGGATAATGGCGGTGGAGTCATCCGTGCAGCCGTGCTGGCGAGGGATGTTATGCCAGAGATTGAGAAGAGCCTACCGCATAAAAAAGAACTGCAAAACTCCAAACGAGTGCTATACGGGGATTATTTGAAAACCCTGTCGGATGAGATTCGTTGGCGTTGGCCTTTCAACCAGAGAGATTGAGTATTAGACTTCATGCGAGGGTCATCTAAGTAAGACTCTATGGTACCCCCACAGAGAATGGAGTATCGAATCCTCCCCCTCGCTCCAGAACCAGAGTGACGAAACCAATTAAATCACCCGAACGCAAGGTTGGGCGTCCCAAGATTCACAAGGACCACGCCGCTGCTCAACGAGCGTATCGTCGTCGGCAGAAAATGAAAGCTGCCCGAGCCCTCAGGCAAGCCGGGAAGTTGAAGGTGGTGCCCCTTCATCTTTGGCAGAGTAATGCAGCGGTCGAACGGTGGCACCGTCACCATAAACCAATTCGGGTTGCCAAGTTCAGCATTGGGTGTGAGAAGAACGGAGAGTTAGTGGGTGTAGCGATATGTATGCGACCCGCGTGCAGGGCTCTCGATGATGGGAAGACGATTGAAGTGTGCCGACTGGCTACGAATGGTACTGACAACGCTTGCAGCTTTTTGTACGGAGCGAGTGCTAAGGCCGCCAAGGCACTTGGCTACCGCAAAATTCAAACGTACATTTTGGAGACCGAACCCGGAACCAGTCTCAAAGCGGCGGGATGGAAATTAGAGAAGCGGGATTGTGGTGGAACTCCGCAAGGGAAGAGAACTAACCGACCCAACGGACATGAAATCACATCTGTGACTTTCATGAAGAAAACAAGATGGGGAAAAAAATTGAACACGGAGTAACGGATATGGTCGGGTATATCTACTTGGTTACAAACAAAATTAACGGAAAACAGTATGTGGGAAAGACCATTAAAACCGTGAAACATCGGTGGAATCATCATCTAGCAGACGCTAAACGGGCGAGTGAGTACGCAATTCATAGAGCTATCCGAAAATACGGGCGGGATGCTTTTGAAGTAAAGACGATAGCGACTGTGAAAGCTGAAGCTGAAGATTTACTCGATGACGTGGAGAAATTCTGCATCCAGTTCTACAGTACCCTGAGTAACGGCTACAACATGACAGAAGGAGGAGAGGGGGGAGTTCCTACACCTGAATCCCGTGAAAAGATAAGCAAATCCTTACGTCGCTACTTTGAAGACCCCTCGGTGCGGGAGAGAAATCGACAAGCCACTATTCATTATTTTGAAAATCCAATGGCGCGAGAAAAAGCAAGTCAAGCCGCTGGTCGTCGTTATGCAATTTCTGCGGAACGAGAAAAGACAAGTCAGGCTTGTTTGGGTAAAACTCGCTCTCCCGCAGCTAGAGAAAACATACGAAAAGCTAAGTTAGGAAAACCCCTATCTCCTGAACATAGAGAGAAGATACGACAAGCGAACTTAGGGAGTTCCCGAAAACCTCACTCTTCTGAGTGTCGAGAAAAAATACGACAGGCCAAGCTAGGGAGACCTTTATCTCCTGAACATAGAGAGAAGATACGACAGGCTTTGCTTTGTCACTATGAAGACCCTGCGGAGCGTGAAAAGATACGTCAGGCGAGTCTAGTTCCTGAGACCTTGGAGAAAAACCGGCAAGCGCATATTGGGAAGACCCACTCCGCAGAAACTAGAGAAAAGATACGACAAGCACAGCTTCATCGCTTTGAAGACCCCACTGAACGAGAAAAGAAACGTAAGGCAGATTATGCCACCATCATAGCCTATGCTCGGGCTCAGAGGGGTATAACACGGAGCGACATTGCCCGGTACTTCAACCTCAGCCGTCGTACGGTGTGCCGGGTACTTGCAAGCGCGGAGAACTAGCTGTAGGGGGTTGTGGATGACACCCCGGCTTCAACTTGAACTCGTACTTCCGACCGATGACCAGCGTGACAGGTCGTCCATTGATGTTCACTACTCTGACATCCCCTACTTTCAATCTTTGTCGCTGCATGTGAGTTCCCCTTCATTTTCTCAGTATTTACCAGTGTACCATCAATCAACGAATGAGTAAAGTGCTTTTTCTTCTATATCAGGGGGAGTTTATGCTCGAAAGCGGGGATGTCTACAAGGACCTACTCAAGGTCGCTCACAGGGAGACCATTAGAGTTAAGTTCGCAGAAGCGCAGGATGAGGACATAGAGGTCCGGGGTCGGTTGTCCAATGGCATGATGGTGCGTGGTATACTGGTAGACCTAGTAGGCGATACGGCGACAATCAAAGGCAAGAACGGACGGTCGTGGACCGTTCCTTTTGACACCGTACAAGATGTCAATGAAGTTGACGCCGCCAAGGAAAAGAACATTCGAGAAGAGCAGAAGGCTCTCCGTCCATACTACCTGAGTATCGACCCGATTGAATTTGACGATGAAGGCACCGTGGCAAAGTTTCTCGGCTATCTTGTAGGACCGGGCAAGGTTCATCTTTCTCTTGAAGCCCCATTGAAATACCGTGATGTAGCTGTTGAGCAATATCGCGAATTGACGGGGGACACCATTGCTCCAGAAACAGGGTTGTTCAACATCGCCTCCGGGGACAAGTGGTCGCTTGAAGCCGCCATCCGTTTTGTACCCACTGACGACATCCCCCCTGTTTTTGCAGAACTTCAGAAAGAACGTCCCGGACTGATTAGCCGCATTCAATTGTTCTGGTCACTGGTGAAACTGGGATTCACCTTGACTCGCTACCAGAACCCGGATAAAATTCGAGAGTCCCTTCCTCCAATGCAGTGGAAGTTTTTCGATGAGGGCCTGACACAACTGGTGTAACGTATTGAAAATAAAGGATCAATTTCTGAATCAAAAATAATTTTCTCACAAGTAGCCAGAATTGAGTTTGCTCTGGTATACTTCAGTCGTAGCCGCTCTCCAAGGAATAAGAGACGGAACCACCCGTTGAGGTCCAAACGACGGCGGCTGCAATTTGAGAGGAGAGCATCTTGAGCAAAGTGATTGATTTCAGTTCGCGCACAAAAGCGGAAGTGTTGTACTCACAGTTGCAACACAAGATGGACACCCGAGCCGAGGGAGCACAGGACCCCGACTTCGTAACGAAGGAACTCATTCCTTCATACAAGAACGCCGACGAAGCACTCGGGGCACTGCTCAAGTTCCCCATCGAAGTCACGGGCGATTACGTCATCATCGTTGGTCGCAACGCTGCACTCGCTTTGAGAATTCTTCTCGGCGAAGACGACCCCAAAATCCCTGTTGAAGTTTACGACGATATTCCTAGCTTCGAGAAGTTGGACGCCGACACTCGCGAACTCGTAGTCCGTCCCTACGCCGTCTCCAAGGACATTCTCAAGACTCGCCAGCGTGGTCTCAAGGAAGCTGACCTGCTCTGGAACGTTCAGCATCTTGTGGATGAGGGGTACACCAAGGACGAAGTTGCCAAGGCGATGCCAATGTTGGCACGGTGGCGTGTCGATAAGCTTTACGCGAAGGCGAAGGGTATCTGGACGCAGAAGGCACTCGCCTCGGCTCGTGCTGAAAAGAAGGCACTCGAAGCTGCGAAGAAGCCGGTGAACGCCGCTCGTATTATCGAACGTGTTGGTCTTCCTGCCAAGTACATCAAGGACCTCACCGACCCCACTCGTCGCGGGGCGCGTTCTGCGGCTTTCAACGCCTTGAAGAGCAAGCAGAAGCTTTCACCCAACAGCAAGAAGTGGGCGGACAGCAACTTCCTGTGGTACACGCTGTCGGCGACCGGGCAATTGGCGACCTCGGACTTTCCGAACAAGACGCTTCTGTCGTCCAAAGCATTCCTCGAAATCACGCAGCATCACTTGAATGAAGCCCAAGCCCTTGTGTCCTTGTGGACAGGCGCGTTGATGCGGGCCAACACTCAGGTTTCGCGGATCGAGCATGGCAACTCCGTTCTTTCTGTTCCCGCACCGGCTCCCGCTGCCAAGGGCAACGCGAAGGCTGCTACGGCTGGAAAGTAGTTAAGGTAACAGTGCTTCACTGGACCCCGCCAGTGGCGGGGTTTCCTTTTTGGTAGATAGCTTCCAGCCCTCAGGAACGCCACCAGCGAATTCCATGTTGTTGGGGTCAGGCATCTCTGGTGCCTTGTCAGGCTCCTCCGGCATTGGGGGCGGCTCCTCCCCCGGCTTAGTCACCACGAACCTGTCACCCACTCGTTCCTTGTATTGGTCAAGGAAGTTCTGCGGCAGCGTGCCATAATGAACGATGATATGGGATGGCTTAGCAAACCCACCAGCCTCAGTTTCGCGGTACTTCGTGCCATCTCGAACTTCTGCTACAGCCGTGATATGATTCGAGCCACTGTATCCGATAGGGGTTGGGATACGAGCATTGGTAGTGTTTCCGCGAGTTGCGAGAGTACGCAAGGTGCGGGTGACTTTCTCTGATGCTGTTTTGAACTGAGCCTCAGCTTCGGCGACCGATGGGAACGTAGCTCTCTCTTCTTCAATCCATTCACCCTGTGCATCCTTCTTCGGTGGGTGAACTGTATTCTCCCAGTGTGCCTTGTCATAATTTGATGCCTTCGATGCAGCGTGTGCTGCCATGCGATTGAGAGAGGCGTCCCACACTTCACCATGTAAAAGCTTGGCGAGTTGTGCTTTCAGTCCTTCGTGGAGAGGTTTGCCCTCCTCGCTGTAGTTGTTCATCTTGAATTCGATGGACTTGATGGTTCTCTTCACGAAGCCATCTCGCATCTCTGCGATGCTCTCCTTGAAAGTTTGATCCGCATCAGGAAGCGTGTTGGCAAGGTAGTAGAGACCGATGTAGTAGCTACTGTCGTTTAGATTTCCCGAGAGTGGTTTCGAGATGTAGAAGTTGATGTCGTCCTCGTCCAAGTAGAAGGTGTTGGGCTGGAGTTCCATGCACACAATAACCTCACGGCCCTCTTCTCCCTTGTCACGTGGAGCACCAAGGGCAGTCATGAGGTTCTTGGTGACGTATGTCCCGCCGTAGCTCTCCCGGCTTGGGTTGTAGAAACCAGCATCGGGATCGTCTTGCCAGTTCTTTCCCTTCTCCATGGGTACGAGCCCCTGCGTGAGAATGCTCCGCAGATTCTTGATGGAAGAACCGTGATAGTAAATGCCACGCGGTGCAGCTATCTTTGACGCTGTTTTATCCCCATCGAGATATTCGATGTCATCTTCTTCCAAGTGTCCATCTTCTTCCGAAGGATCAAACTCTCCACCGTCTTCAGTCAAATATGACTCCAATTTCAAATTGGCTACCGGCACACTATCTGAAGTGTAGTAAGCGTCCTTAACCTCCGGGTGGTCATCGACCTTCAACACTGTGGATTCGATTTTTACTTTCCAAAGATCAAGACCGCGTTCGGCTCCTGAGAAATTCCACCATGTATTGTGGGCAAAGTTGATGGCGTTCTGCTCTGTCTTGAACACATAAACACCAGCGGGACGGTTGATGTCTATGAACTCTTGTATCTGAGCCCGGAGCCCGTGTTCAAGAATTGAAGCACGATTTATGGTTGGGCTGATATGGTAGTACCAGTGCATCGCTGCGGTGACATTCTTTTCAAACTCTTCCCGAAATGCACTACCTGCCGGTGTGAGACCCCCCCAGTTCAGCAGATAGCCGGGACAGTCTGCCTTCAACTTCTGAAGCATCTTGGTTGCAATCCCCCGGTGACGAGCCTCCGGGTGGGTCTCAATCATCTTGATATGAATGACCTCAGCGGGTTCACCGGACTCCGTGTGTATATCGTAGTCTGTGTAAAGACTGTAGTCGATGTAGCCCACTGTCTGCCCGTTCGGTCCTTTGCAGCGGACGGTGCCGTAGGTTTCGTTGCCATGGGCGTCGTAGATGTCGTTCTCGTAAGTCACCTTGGAGAGATAATCATCCAAGTTGAATTCTTCCGCTGCGGTCTTCTTGAACTGCCCCGGCGAGAACGCCACATAAGAATTTGCTTTCGCTTCGGCACCATAAACAGCCGTGCGCTCTTTTTGAATCACACCATCGTACCCTTGTGCTTGAAAGGCTTCTTTGGAGGTCATTCTGATTTTGTTGAACCAGTACCAGAACGGGCGCTTCTTACCTGTCTCATACCACCGGGCTTCCCACAGTAAGTCTTTCTCCTCTATGCCAAGAAGTTGAGCGTACTCTTGGAAGGTGAGATTTTTCACTTTACGAGCATCGAAGGGATTCTTCAAGTCTAGGTCATAGATTTGAGTTACCCCAGTGTGAATCCCATGTCTGGTGTTCGCAAACCAGTCAGCATATTCAGTGTCGTCTGTAAAGTAGTACACCCCACAATGGGAATCATAATTTTCGAAGGCGACTGGGGTGCCATGGAATACTCGCCTGACAGCAGCTACACGCATCCCATTTCGCACTTTGTCGCCGTAGACATTCTTCTCATCGTTGTGATGGGGAATGTTATAGAAGACTTCTCCTCGCGGCCATTTGGCTTTCATCACTTCCCAAATGTTGTCGCCGCCCACTGGGTTGGCTGAATGAACTTGCCACGCTTTAACTGGCATGTTATGCGACACGAGCCACTTTGCACAGTCTACGCCGGTCGGCTTGGTGTAGTCCTCGTAAGGCACACGCCATTCGTCATCACGCTTTTGTGCTTGTTCTTCGGTCGGTGCGTGTTCAAGGTCAATATCGTGGTCGAACGAAATGAGGTCAGGCATTTCGTGCGTGCTCAGATATTGCACGAACTCCTGATAGTTGTGAACATGAATGACCTCAGGGTCGTCGGGCACGCGACAATCATCCAGATACAGGATGGAAAGTTTCTTCTTTGAGGCTGTCTTCTTTGGCTTCTGGTATCCCACTAATGCTGGTAGAGTGTTTACACCAATAACGTGGGCAATTCCCACACGGTGATTGCCGTCCCATACATAGAAATTCTTATCCGTTCCCTGAGCTACAACTATCTCTTCGATTGTCCCATCCTTGATAGCTTCGCACATCTCTTTGACAAATTTTTCTGCACCTTCAAGAGTCTCGAAATTCTCGATGTCTCTCTCCCTTTCATCTTCATACAGCCAATCCCAGTCTCCTTGAGCCCACCCCTTTAATTTGTTAAGGTCAAATGTTTCTTCTCTCCAATTGAGTGACTCAGCGGGAACTCTCCCCGGTTCACCGTGAGAGAAACAGGCGCTCTCCCAAAATTTTGCTGATTGTAACATCTGTTCTGGTGTCATAGCTGCAATTTTCGGAAGATGCCACATCTCAGGGGTGACCTCAGCGGCGGGAATCTTCCTGACCTTTGTGACCACCTTGGGATTGAAAACAACAACCCACTGTTCGCCGTTGCCCTGCTCCTCAATTGCAGCGTCAACGCCATGTTCGACCAAGAAGTTCAACAAGTACATGCCTCTCTTCCCGGAACCGGCTTCGTAGTTGACAGTGAGGTTGATGAGGATGTCCGCCGTGAACGTGTTCTTCTTCATGCGTTCGCAGTTGGCTTTCAAGTCCTTGGCGATTAGTTTACCCTTACCTAAATAACGAGTGGCAAATTCCGCACCCTCGTTCAAAGGAATCTCAACCTTATTAGCAAAGTTCAGACCATCCTTCAATGAAACAAGGAAGGTTGAACCTCCACCTTTCGCATACGAAGATGCACGCGAGTAGCTGGTCGTCAAATATAACCCCGGCCCAGCTTCATACCGACCTTTTGTTGGTGCTTGAATCTGAATTGGCCCATAGATACGTCCACCGTGCCACAGGTCGGCAGCGGACTTCAGGAGGGCGCTCTTGAATGGGGATAGAATACCTTGTGTGCCCATGTTCTCTCTTAAGGTCTCATAGGTCTTAATGGCTTCAGTCAGACGCTTTTGCTCTAGTGGGTCAGCCTCATCACGAAGTGTATTCTTCGCCTCACTAATCAGTTTTCTAAGCATTTCTAAATACCATGCACGCTTGGATTCCTCCGACTCGCTTTGGTCAGCGTGACCACGCCATGCTTCACCACGGGCGGCGGTTTTTCTAATCCCAGTCGGAGGAATTGCAGTTTGGATAAACACTTCATCCGCTTCAAAGTCGTTGTCGTAGATACGTGTACCTGTCGGAAGTGTAACCTCCAACACAACACTATTTTTAATGTTTTCCAGACCGCCTAAATATTGAGAACAGGTGTCTTCGAGACCAAGAAACAGTTTCCTCCCGATGGGGTAACACCCATCATCCGAACGAGGCTGGAGACCATTCTTTTCGATTTCAAGCAGGTTCTTTTTCGGAGTAGCGTGATGAAGGATTAGGGGTTGTCTCAGAACTGCCGACCGAATGCCTTTGGGGTCTGTTTCTACAGTGAGCCCTTGCTCCTTAACAATAGTTGAAAACAAATCTCTGTTGCCTTCAATGTCTTTCAACTGTTTGGCTTCTTTTTTATTACCGAAGGGACGGTTTAGTTGGTTCCACAGTCGCCTTCCATTACTTGTTTGTTCCACAGCGGGTGCAATTTTGCATCCGGTTTTTTGCTCTGCGAACATGTACATTGCTGTAGCAAGCCCTTGTCTACGGTAGTTGTATGAGACTTCAAGATTCACAGGCTCTAGCTTCCCGTCATCACGTTTTACAAAGGTAACATGACCGACATAGATTTCTTCCCCCATGGTGTACGCACTTATCGTGACTGTGGGCTTGTTTGCCAAAGTTCTTTCTTCGAGTGAGAGGGTGAAGTTCTTGAATCTACCCTCGGGTGAGACTTCTACTGAACCGGAGGCAATCTTTTCCTCCCCCACGATTTTCACTTGACTGGGTTTGAACACAATGGCGTCGAAACTGCCATCAGGGTCAGGCAGAATGACACCATCGAACCCATCGCGCTTCAACTCACCAATACTTTTCTTTTCATACTCTTCCCATCCAGCCGGGTTCTTGATAATAACCAAACAACGCAAGATAACCTTAGTGCTTGATGCACCGCGCTCTCCACTCTTTAGAGAATTGGGGTCGGAGGTCAACCAGAACACTCCCTGTGCTCCTTTGCTCATATCCACTTTTGTGAAGGGCTCACTGGTGCCGTGGTACATCACAAGGGGGTTGGCAGCCGCCGTTTTAACCATTAGTTCATCTGTGGGGAAAATTATGATGTCGTTTTCTGTGAATTGGACATTGGGAAGTTTCTTCCAGTTCCCACCACTCCCGAATTCGTATTTCCAGAAAGGAACATCGACTACGTATGATTCAGATTTAGTGTAAGCCACAATCCATGCATGTTCAGTGTATCCACCAAGTTCAGTGTCCATGTCATCTATGGCTATATGAGTCAGGATGATGTCTGAGAATGCTGCTGCAACGTCGTCACAAAGACCACCGGATTTGGTTTTGGTTGGCCTCCATTTATTGTACAGTTTTTGAACGCATTCAACAAACGCTGGTTTCAATGAGATTAATTTATCAAACAATGGGTGGTCATCCTCATCGTCCGGGGTGTAGGTATCGTAGACACTGGCTGTCTTGCTTACATCACCAACCAACTGTACAGCTTGACCAGAGTAAGTCCGCCACTCACCAAGAGCCGATTCCTGCGTCCCCATGGCACCGAGAACGGGCTTGAACTTCAGGATGGCAATCTCTGCCTCAGGAACCTTCGCCAACCCCTCAACGTCCGTAGAGAAGAACAGGGGATTCAGAGCCCCGCCAGCGTTCTCACGGGCATAGCAGAAGACCTTGTACTGGTCAAACTCAACGTCCTGCTTCTCCTTGGGAGTCATAGGCCGTTTGAAGGCACTCCAGAAGTGCTCGTCGCGTCCTTGCCAGCCCTCACCTATGGGTTCGTAGCCAGTCTCCTTAAGCTTGCTCTCAGACATGGGAGCAACAAATCCCACACTCTGGACTTTCTTGCCTTCCAGAATGGCTTGCATGTCTTCAGGCAGCGGCTGGCCGGGGCTCCACTCATTGTGTGAACGATAGGCACCAGCCCAACGAACGAATTCAGTAATCCATGGACGGTCGGCACCCTCTCCCTTGGCTGCAATGTCCATCATTTGCTGAACTGTGAACTCACCGGCAGCAACGCGCTTAGCTTCAATCATGGCACTATAAATGCCCTTGGCGATGTCCAAGTCCTCGGTGAAGCTGATGGACTTGTTGTCCCCGCCGCCTAGACCAAGACCGTTTTGCATACTGAGTTCGAAACGAGACTGCAATCCGCCGTTCTGTACTTTGCTCTTAGCTGTTGTGACGTGGTACAACACTTGTGGCAATGGCTTGAATGCATCAGCAAAACGGCTACCAATAGACGTTGCCAGATACTTGCGTGTATCGGCATCATCGGGATTCATTTTTCCGAGTGACAGTGCGGCGAGTAACGACTGTTCCCACTCGTTCTTGCGACGGTAACGAGTACGGGATTCATCCTCGGTCTCGGTTTCTTTCCACTCACCAGCATATTCATTTCTGTCTTGCTGGTAGGCATTCTCATATTCAGCCGCCGTCTTGGTGGATGGAGCGAAGCGTGAGTCCAGCCAACGCTGGAAGTCAGGGAAGGTTCCCTTACCCAGCCATTCGCTTGTAATTGGGCTATCGTCAGCCCAGTAGACCTTCTTGTTCCCCGCGCTCAGTCTGGCAAGTTCACGCATCTGTGCGGGGGTTGGTGGAAAGAGAGCGTCCACATTCACACTGTCGCCAGTCACATTGATGCGTATGGCTTTGAACTTACGAGAGAACTCTCGGATATTGTCCCATGTGTCTTCTTTGATATAAGCGTCATCAAAGTCCTCGGGGTTCATTCCAAGAGCGTACGCGGCAAGCTGCCCATGGTGCATGTGATGACCACTATCCTTGAACCTGCTACTTAAGTAGGAGCCATCAGGCAACAGATACCAAGAATCAAACCCACCTTCTAACTCAAAGTAAGAGGGGTTCGGCTTCCATACAAATTTCCTCTTCAGTTCATTGAGGGATGGTAGCTTCTTTGCCAACAAGGGATTTCTGAGGCTACTTTGGCGTTGAGTAAGGGCATTTTCTTCTGGGTATCCCACATAAGCATCAATAGGCACACCAAGGTTCACTGCTGCTTGCAGTCTGTGGGCTCCATCATAGATTACAAACTTGTTATTGCTCCGTACTCCCAACACAATACGTGGAAAGGGAGAACCCTGTTGATACATCTTCATGTACTTCTTCACATCTCGCTTCGAGGCTGGGTACAGGCTGTACGCAGACGTTTCATTACGGTCAATACGTGGGTCATCAGGTTGAATCGTTTCCTTAACCCAAGTGGCACCCTTACCAGTAATGGGGATTCCTAAAAAGGCGTCTCTCGGTCCTTCGTGCGGATTGTTCTTTTCGATGTGCTTCCAGACTGTTTGCCAAGGAACTGATTCAGGCTCTGCCGCCGTCTTAGTTTTGTACTTTTTGAAGTTTTTAGGCTCCCAGTAGACCTTCCAGTGCTTCTCATATTTTCCAGTAAGTTCACACTTCGACTGTCCCGGCTTCTCTACATAGGCACACACAGCCTCAGCCACAGGCTTCTTATCCATAGTGAAGATGATGCGTTCACCCTTCAGCACACGAGGAGTGTTGCGGAACGCCCAAAATTCCATGTTGTGTTCTGGCGGCTCATTCCAAAAGTGGTCACGAGCCGCCGAGGGAATCTCGATGTAAAAGGCATACGGGCCGACATACCGACTCTTGGCCGTCTTAATAAGACCATCTTCTGAAATGACCTTAACCAACTCTTCTTTCATTTCATCCGTGAGGGTGTAATGTGCATCTGTCCAACTGCTCCGAACTAACTTACCATGGTCAAATTTCCTTTTTGACATGGCGTCATCTGGATTGTTAATTATCGGATAATCAACCTCCTCATCGGACTGGGGAACATTGATGCCTATTACAGCGGTGCCTTTGGGGGCAAACCGAAGCCTGTCTGCGCCTCTACTGTGTCCAATCCAGAGGTCGGCTGGTTCGGGTTCGGTGTATGGTTCTCCCTCATCAAAGCTAACTTCAAACCCCAGCTTCTCAAGAAACGCGCCCAACTCCTCGTAAAAACTTTCTGCCCTTTTATTGTCTTCAATGAGATTCGAGTCACCCATAATAACAACAGCGGTGGGCTTGTTCTTCTTCGCTGCCGTCTTTGGAAACTCTGGAATCTCAATCCCCTTCTTACGAGCCCAGTCCTCAAATTCCGCGTCTCTTTGCAATTCGCTTAGAGGTTTACCGAACTGTTGAACCTCGTACTCATTGTTGATTTCCGGGGGATTGTCGTACATCCTGTCCTGAATATCCCCCCTCCCACCGATAAGTTCATGGATTCTTTGTGCCACAGCCTCAGGAGAAGCGGTCGCACCCAGTTCACGAAGAGCTTGAGCTTCGGCCTCGCGTAGGGGAAGCATTGAATCCTCATGAAACTGTTTCTTCAACTCGACCATTTTACGGAACCACTGGCTGACCTCGGGGCTAACAGCGGCAGTTTTCGGCAAAACAGTTTTCAAATCTATTTGAAAACGCCCCTCCACCGAGTCATCTGTGGAATATGCAGTTCCTTTGGCTTCTGATGGTACATGAACCGTATCAGTTGGCACTGTTGTCACTGTATATCTCCTAGCAATACGTCCCCAAGCCTTTTTACCATCGGCGGACATGGATTGAATTGGATAGGATACAAAGTAGCTCAGCCCCATTTTCTTGGACTCAGAGATAGCGTAATCGTAAAGCATTTGACCAAGCCCGGTGCCTGTCCATGATGTGCCAATGAAGACATCGGAAACCACTATGTAGTCATCCACAATATTGGCTTCCAAGTACCCCGGCTGATAACGGTCATCGGCTGGATTTTCCGCACTGAATACAACATTCGCACCATACTTTTGATACTCAAAATTCAATGTCTTGATGGCTGTTTCACGGTCAGTATAGTGCGAGTAATCGTAGTTGGGCATGGCGGTTTTGTCAGACGCTGGTCTGGTCTTCTTGCACAGTTCTTTTTCATCTTCGGTGAGATGTTCAATTTCTTCGACAGTCTTGATCCGCTTCGCCGCTGTCTTGTAGAAGGAATGAATGTCGGTCTCCGGGTCGTACTTGATGAGCACGCCATATTCATCGCTCTGCATGGTGGTGTCGTCAATCGGTGTAGCCTTCTCCAATGCCTGAGCGAACAAGGTCGCATCGCCGAACACGCTCTCTACCACGGCGTCATCGGTGCAGTTGCCAATGTACTCATGGAAATCTTCTTCACCAGAAGCTACGATGCTTGGGTTTTTCTTGTTGAACTTGCCCACATTGCCCAAGGCGGATTTAATCTGACTGGGGTTCCACACGATGTAGTGTTTGGTGCCGCTCTCGATTCCCATGTTACGAAATTCCTGAGCGGGATTCTCCATAATGATTCCATCGAATCCCATGTTCTTGTAGATTTCAGTGATGACCGGCCCCGGCCCGCCTTCATTCATGATGTCCTCATCCATCATGGCTTCAGATTTACGCAGCTTCTGTTCAAAGTCGTAAGCGTTCAACCCATCGTGTGCATCTTCCCCGAAGGTGTCCCCCCAAAACTGGTATGTCAACGTTCGAACCACAGCGTCGAAAAGCTTGCCCTTGTAATCACCATCTCGTGTGTATCCAAGAGTAAAATAGGTTCCACCATGAGGAGCTACAATCACCGGCTTGACAATGCGGAGGTAGCAAGGCATCACTGCTCCGCCGTGTTCACCGACCAGCTTCTTCTTGACTTCAGCTTTGGCAATCGCTAACTGGGCACTCCAATCCATGTCTTGAAATGCCTCACGCTTCTCGTCGTCACTCATCTCAGCCCAGCCGCCGATGACCCAATCTGGCGGTTCAACACCGTAATCTATCTCACCGTGCCGCCATCTACGCCATTCGTTGACAAGGTTTTCAGCTTCGTGGTCGATGCGACTGGTGAGGTCGGGGCCGACACCGGCATAGTTTTTGGTATCGTCCCGCGAGGATGTGAAATAGAAACCCACCCCATAGTGATTCTCCGGGTTGCCATATTCAGTATTGAACACATCGAAGTCATGAGTCGTACCGTGGTACACTACTAGCGGTTGACCGTTACTGCCCACAACTTTGGATTTACCAAACCACCGCAGAAACGCTTTGTTCTCAGTTGGCGGGGTGTAAGTCGGCATCTTTTGCTTGCGTTGACGCGGCACCTTTTGCTTGTGTTCGACCGGGGGTGGGGCGGATTTCGGAACTTGTGTTTCTGTCGCCGGTTCATCACGCTTGACCTCGGGCGGCTTTGCCGGTTTCCAGTCCTTGGGCAAGCCATACGTCTGCCGTTCAATGGCGTAGTCATCTTCTTCAGGAGTGGAAATTTCCGGTTCTTGTACAGCGACTTCAGCCGCAACTTTGGGACGAACAATCTCAATCTGTTCCGGGTAGAAGGCAATCCATGCTTCCTTCTTATACTGTGCCCCATCGTAACCCTGCTCTTCAAGACTCTTTGCCATCTCCTTGAACTTGGGGTCACTTGGGCTCATGTGTAAAGTGTCGAGGTCAGCCGGGTTCTTGAACGTCAGGATAGCTTCAACAACATGACCATCGGGTTGACCGGCAATCAAGTCTTCACAATACTTGCGACGTACGTGGAACATGGCTGGGGTATCGAACACGTCGAAGTTTTTCGTGGTGCCGTGGTAAGCACGCACTTTCACTCCAGAAGCCTTTTTAGAAATACAGGCGTACCCATTGTAGTCATTGACATTGCAAACGTCTCCGACACGCACAATCTCAACTGACAATTTGTCAGGGGGGACTGGGGTGGAAGCGGCGGTCTTCACCCCCGGAGGAGGGACTTGCCATTTGCTTTTGTTCACTCTCATGCCGGTAACATTGAGAGGCGTTCCGGGAGCGATGCTGATTTCAGCTTCATCTTCTCCATAAACGATTCGAGCATAGAAAGTATCAAGCCAGTCAATGTCTGTGGGCTGGACGACAGCACGAAGAAGGACTTCAATATCACCACTGTCCTCATCCGCATTATGAGAACATGCCAGTGATTCCTTGTCTGCCCAAAACCTGCCTAGACCGGGTTTCTTTCCCTTGCCCCTGAGTTTGATGTCATCCAACGAATTCACGTAAATCTGGCGGTAGATGGTGAGGGGGAACTTGAGTTTGCTCAATATGGGAACATAGTAATCGTAACTGGCCTTATCGTCCTTGGTGATGTCTCCTCCATACTCGTTCAGCAATTGTTTGAATGTGGGAATCCAAGATGGAGCGGCAGCGATTTTCGTCATCACTTCTTTGATGTCTTTTTTGGTGCCAAACAGGGGCTTGTTGTCTGAGTTGCCCATGAACTTGGCGTAGAACTCCTGCGGAGACCATGGACCTTTGATGCTGTAGTCGTTAGCCGTATCAAAGTCAGCAGCCATTTGGTCAGGAGTACGCTTGCCCCTAACATCGAAGTCGCCTTCGCCGGGAACACGGCAGAACACATGAGTTATTTCATAGGGGATCGACCGGCTCCACTCTTCACCGTGGTTCCGGGAAATGATGTAGATTTCGGCATTTGGGTACTTGGACGCTACGGCCAAGGCGTAGATACCACAGCCCTCTTCCATGTAGTAGTCAGGATGCTCCATCACTATCCCCTACTTTTGGGTTTGAGAGTCTTCTTTTTCAGTAAAGGATTGGTGATTTTGGGCTTCTTCTTAGGTTCAAGGCTGTCTCCTGTCCCAGCCAGCCGATTGAGCGTGGCTCGACCCCCCTGTACGAACCAACTGGAGAGGTCAGAACGACAGTGGATGATGTTTAAGATGTGGTCGAGGATTTGTAGTTTCTCCTCGGCTGTCTTAGCTCGACGTAGCTTCCACTCATCCTGAGACAGAGGCTTCAGGGCATAGTCGCTGATACGCAAGGCTCCTTTTTCATCGTCAAAAAACGCACCATCAATGTAAAAATAGTCCTCAGGGAGTTCCTCTTCCCCCTCGCCGCCCATAACGTCATCAGCATAGGCCACCGGGTCTTGCTCAGAATGACCGCACAGGATGGTGTTGACATTCAATTTGGCAATGTTGGTTAGAACGATTTCGGCTATCATGTTAATACCCTTCTCGTCCCGAACGAATCCAGTATTCATGTAGTCGTTCCAGATTTTGATGAGTCGAGCAGCAGGAACTACGTCCCACTCCATTCGATAGTTGGGGTCGTTTCGGTGTTGTTTGAATTCGGAGATGATGTTCGCTGCCACGGTCCTTTCGTCATCGAAGTGGGCTTCGGCGGTGTCGTAATCAAAGTCGTCATCGTAGGCTTTTTTGAAGCTGGCTCTCTTTACGATGCTCTTCCGATACTTGGTATAGTTGGTCTGAATCCATGCTACAATCTCCTGCAAGGAACCTGAAGTGAACACGGGCTCCTCATAGGCTCCATTTTGTACCTCTGGCAGAGACCAATCTCCATAGGAGTTGTACACCGGGATCAGGTTGTGGGCGTCTGAGCCTTTGAAGATGACCTGACGTTCCGAGTCCCCATAATGGTAGACTTCAACACCGGGGGCTTGGAAAATCACGGCGTGCTTCCCATACTTGTTCTCCGCCTGTCTGGCGTCATCGGCGGTGAAGGCAAAGTTGTAGCCTCCGATCTTCCCTGAATCTTTGTAGTACGTCGTTAGTCCCAGTCGAGCCACATCATGCATCCCGATTGTAAATCCGTTGGCACAAATTCCCTCCGGGTCATCGGTTTTGTGAATGAGCCACTGCTTTGGCAGCATCTTCTCGAAAGCCATGTGCATGAAGGACGGGCAGTCTGCCGGGTCTCCCTGCATTAGGTAGTCTTCCTTGGCATCCATGAACTGCACGAAGACTTGTTTCGGGATAGCAGCCCATGCATCCTCATCATGCTCACGGAGTCCTTCAAGAATGTCCCCATCGTACTTGGCACGTTCGGCGTCACCCGCCTTGTATCCCTTATCAACGAGGTCTCGCCAGTTAGCGAGGATTTCAGCTTCGTCTTTTCCTGTGGCGACAATTTGACCATAGCCGTTCTTCAAGGCGAGTGTTCCAGCCGGAACCGCCCCACCATTTGTCAGCCGCATTTTTCCATCAGCCTGAACTACATCCCAGCCCTCTGGGCCTTCATGAGGCAGTGCAGTGGGTAGCTCATGAGCAACAGGCTTCCGCTTGGGAGGAGCAGGGAGTTGGATTTCCTCTTCCTCAAGCCAATCGACAAAGGTCTCTGTGAATGTGCGTGCAACCTCTTCCGCCTTCTGTTCCGGCGTCATGGTGAGGTAGTATTTGAGAGACAGTAGGTCTTCCTTCGCTCCGACTTTCTTCTTTCTCTCCAACGTGTACAGGTCTTCCCAGTGAGCCACACCGTTGGGATGGGCGGCGTCGTAGAACTTGTTTTG